ATGCTTGTTCTTTATTGATAGCTTGCACATCGTCAGCCGCATAGATTTTATCGCCTTCTGCTATTTCTATGCTATATATTTTGTTTTGGTACTCCGCCATTATTGAACAATCCTTGTGCTTGCGTTTTAGCAACAGATCTAATTACTTCTCTGTCCCTTTCCATAACTGCATTGATTTCTGCAATATTTACTTGAGCGCCATACTTGGCTTGCAACTCAGAAGCTTTTAGTCTGATCTGCGCTTCTTCAATATCACGCTCTCTATCATCGTCCATAATGATTTTCATACGATCTGTTTCGGCATCAATCATCGCTTTTTGTGCCTGCACCTGTGCTTTCATAGCTTCAGCTTGCGCTAGTAAAGCAGTAGGATCTTGTTGTTCTTCTTGAGGTGGAGATGGGGGTAAAGGTGCTACTTGAGTGTTAATAAATGATTGAGCATCCTTAAAACCACCCATCTCAATTAGTCTGCTTAAACTGTTAGCGTATTGTTGCGGTGTGACCAATGGATTCTCTGGCCCAAATTGCGCAAGAATTTGTTCTTGTTTGGCTATGATCTGCATGAGAACTTGCATCTTTTCTTCATCAGAAGACTTAGATAGCCCAACATTAATAACGAGATCTTTGTTAGCGTCCCAATACCTTGGATCTATTGGAATAAACTGATTGTTTAATCTAAAAACATCTTGGCCATCTTGATGCTTAATAATTAGATTATTGACTAGTTTGTATAAATTCTTTAAACCATTCTCAGCAAAGTGTCGGCAAATTAATTCTATTCTGCCCTGTGCTGCGGACATAGTTGCTGAGACTGCCGACTTGGTTGAAGACTGTAAAGCGTCAGCGTTTAAACCAGCACTAGCTTTTGACACACCAGTTCTATTTTCTTTGGATTCATCCAGATAACCCAAGACTGGAAAAGCTTCTTTACCAACAAATGGGACAGTAAATGGTTGCACCATGCCAGGCGCTCTCATCCTAATAGGCTGGCCAATGTCAGTATTCAACACATCGTCAATGTTGACTTGTCCTTCAACAATCCCCATGCGTGGGAAGATGGCGTGTCCAAGCGAATCTAGGGTATCTCGCATAATCTGGGATTTTGCGGCTTGAATGGGTTTAAGGTAGTCCGCTGGACACGACCCTATGGATGTGTGTGGTTCTGGATCTGGACAGAACATAACAATTGGCAAATCATCGCACGGCTCAATGTTCACAATGTGTAAAGCATCGCCCACACTACAAACTTTGACACGCTCTGATATGCCATCATCGTCCAAATCGTAAAATAAATAATGTTCAATATACAAAACATCGCTGCCATTTGAATCAGATCTTTCAGGATAAACCATATTGTCAAATGGATTACGAGCTTGTTGTTCTTCGTAAGCTTCAGGATCTGTTGCGCCACCATAACCAGCGTATTGTTCCATCTCTTCTTGGTCGTAACCCATAGCAACGAGATCTGATACAGATTTAACTGTGCGGTGTGCGACATAAGATGAATCTTCGAGTGAGCGTGCGTGGCGAGCCACTAAAACTTCTTCTGGTGGGACAGATTCTATGCACACTTGGTTCTTTTCTTTTACTCTTTTGATCGTAACATCGTAAGAAATTGGCATTTCTTGCTCGATTTCTTCGCCTGATTCTTCATCTGTAACGCTAAGTTTCTCTGATTCTATAGTTTGACTTAAGATTTCAACTTCTGGATCTAGTAAGAGGGCCTGATACTGGCCACGATTAATGCCTGAGTATTCGTGCGTGGATGATTCAATCTTTTCATCCCAAAACGCTTTAACAAATCCAGTTTTTCTAATCAGCGCATCTTTAAAAACATCGTATAAAATTTTAAAGCCAGGATTCTTTTCTTGAATAACATGGTTGATGTAGGCGGTTTGTTGTTCGGCCAGGGGAATGTCTTCAACATTTTTAGGCACAAACTCAACAACCTTGTTCGTGCCGAAAAATACTCGCATAATTTGCGGTAACATAAACAAAACACTATCTCGAACATCTGTAGAGACATATTGTGACTGTAATGCGCTGTTTTGATCTGGTTCGGTACCCAGATAATATTCAGTTGATTCTGCTCGTTCTTCACCAATCTGGTAAATATAATCTCGAGCATCGTCCATTTCGGCTTTTAAAACGCCCTGCAATTGCTCCGTATCTAAGGCTTCGTTTTCTTCGGTATATTTATCTTTATCCATATTATCCAACTCTAAGTATGCGAGATTTTAGAGGTTTTTTGAAATTATAACCCATAAAACTGCCGCTGCCACTATAACTTGCTACACCAGAGGCCATAGTTAAGGCAAACGCATCTGCTTTGTCTGGTGACTTGATGCCTCTCTTGCGCATTTCTTCTTTACTTTCTAGCTTTATTTTACCACTAGAAGTGTATTTATAGGTAGGCGAACACAGTTCGGCAATCAACTCATCATCGTTTGGTATTTTGCAATCACGGGTTGAGAGCCAGTCTTTGATCTTGAACCACAACTCCGCCCGTAAGTTAAGATAGGTTTTTTTCGTGCTTGGTGATTCGGAAACATTGACCCCACGCACGGGTAAATCTAATTCTCTTAATCTATCAACCACACCTGAACCTAAACCAATAACATCGACCAAGATCTCTTCTGGCCGTTCTATGACAGTACACTCATCGTATTTATTTTTAACAACACCACAGAGTTGCATCAAGTCCATAGACTGTAATGACTGTATTTCTAACAAATGATTGCCCTGACGCACGCATATAGCTGAATTATCGCCACCAAACCGAGCGACATCTAGGCCCCAGACAATCGCATCACTAGCAGAAAGTGAGACATCACGATCTACGGCCGAACGCACGAGATCCATAGGTATCGCAGTATCATCATCAGCTTTTGGAAACTCGCCCATAACCTCAACACGGGAAACAGTAGAATCTTCGCCATACTGTTCTAGCATTTTTTGGAACAATTCTTTGTCTGTGCCTTCCACCGTGCGTGAATCTATTTGCTCGGTGTTCCAGTAAGACTTTTTGCCGTGGAACGAATCAAAGAAAGGGCCAGTATTTCTTCTAGGGTTAGAAAAAGTAAACCAATAACGATTTTTCGTTGGTTCGGAAAAGAACCCTTCTGAGACTGAATAGATGGGTGCGGGAATACCTGAAGCTTCGTCCATTATTAAGCAAACTCCATACGAGGAATGTATTCCCGCAAATGCGTCTGGGTTCTCTTCTGACCATAGTTGGGCTTGAGCATAGTAATAACCCGTGTCTATCTTTAAATCATCGTTCAAAGCTTTCTCAAACCATTGTGCTGGTCTAATGCTGGTAGCTGTTTTACTAAACCAATGAGAGTTGATGGCTAGTGTTAGCCACTTACCTAGTTCCGCCCAGGTACGGGAACGAAGCTGCTGCTCTGTATTAGCTGTCACAATAATAGTGCCGCCTAGTCTAGTAGATAAAAACCAAAGTATTAGCCAAGCAACTAGAGCTGATTTACCAATACCACGACCTGAAGCAACTGCTAGCCTAAACATCTCTGGTAAATCTCTAACTTGGTTTCTTTGTATGTGTGTTGCAATTTTTTTTAAAATTTTTTCTTGCCACTTTCTTGGCCCTTTAAAGTCTTCGAGGGGGGTATCTTTCTGTCCCCAAGGGAAAGCGAATTTGACGAAGTTGTATGGGTCTTCTGATATGTTCATAGACCACATTTCTTGCATTAGTTCTTTTTCTAGTTTTGCTCCATATTTCATAAAAATTTTATTTCAATCCTTTTACATACATAGCACCCCTACCCGCAACAACGGGGGGCCTCTGAGATCCTTTTATACACGCATGAACGCATAAACGGCAAGATCTCACGCTGTTAGATCCTCAGGATCCTCAGGGTCTGGTTCTGGATCTTTGAGATCTCGCAGATCCGTGAGAGATCTCTCGACTGGTTGCAGATCAATTACCCGTTCCCGTGCGTTGGTGATTATCTCTCGTAGATCTAAATTGTGTTGGACTTCCGCACGATCGGCCCAGCGTTCAGGATCTCGATTCTTGAGGTAAAAGATCTGCGCCGTTACATTCTTATCTTCAACCGCAGATCTCATCAGTGCGTTCGTTACTAATTTAACGCCAAGTGCCTCACCTTTTTTTATAGCTTCCTCAATTTCCGCAAACTCTTTGCGCCTACGATCCAAAGTCGACCAACTCACGCCCATGGATCTGGCGATTTGTCCAGATGTTAAACCTTGGCCAGCCAGCTCAGTAATTTGATCAAGTTTCTCTGGTGTGTTTAAAACTATTGGTTTCTTGCCCGGCTTTTTACCCATAGATCTATTTTACTTGGCCCAGGCACAAAATGTTTTTTAATTTGCGGATCTATACCCCTTTTTTCCCTTTGTTTATGCGGTATTGGGCAATTGTTGGCTTTTTTGGGTATTTATGTTATATAATGTGCGCATGATAAATAAAAACTTATACATCGAGCTGATAAGACCAACGAAGCGTGAGCCAGAGTTGGGATTTCAAATCAATTGCAAAGATCCGTGTTGGTCTTTCTTTTTTTGGTTAGATCTTGCAAAGGCGCAAGGATCTAAGAACAAGCGAAAACTAATTGAATATGTGAACTGCGAACACTTTGGCCCACAGCTGAAGCTTGGCGTGTTTTATTTTCAATTTACCAGATACGACAAACCATGAAACAAATAGATCTATTTAACGACACCAAGCAGATCAAGATCTGGAATGGTGAAACTATTACTCTTGTTGATCGTGGCCGTGGTATTTTTATCTCTGTTGAGATCTCATCAACTATGCGTGTGCCTTGTGTGTGTTGCGATGTTTCACCGCACCAACTAAGACAAAGCAAGCACAGAAGATATTTTTATATTACTTTTGCAGATCAGGATCTAAAAGAGATCTGTTTGCAATGTTTGGAAACTATGAACCTTAACCAGATTGAGTGCGCCTTGGTTAGATCCTACAAAGTGGCAGAGATCCGAGCAAAGATTGACAAAGCACAAACAGAAGCTTTATTTGGCGATGATCACCAAAGGGCCATAGAGTATTTAAAAACATCAACGCCAGCAGCCGTGCAGCTGCGTGATGAGTTATCAAAACTGCCTAAGATCTTTTTAACCAAAGAAGACAAGGATAAATATTACAAGAACCCACAAAACAAACCATTGAGGAAAGTGGATTGGAAGGAGCATTACACAACTGATGACGGCAGAAGCTAGAAACGGATCTTTACAGATTCGTCTTGTGTTAACTATTGGAGATAGAAAAAATGCAAAATAATGAAAGAAAAGACAGACCTTGCGCTGCAAGGGTAAGACCAAACTATGAGGAAGTAATGACCTTGTTAAGGCATGATTCTCAGCGTTGGAAAAATGAGGAGTACGGCGGTTATGATGATCGCTGGGACTTCATCAATGAATATGGCCTCAGCTTTGATTGGGTTGAAGGTAAAACAGATTATAACCCGGGCGCTGGCTATTATAGATGGCAGCTATCATGGGGTGGCCCCTCTGACGAGTTCAGGTTCTACATGGACGGGGACAGGTTCTATGTGATCGAATACTGGTTCATGGATTGGTACGATGGCGCCTGTTACACAGTACCAAAGAACCAAGACTTTGACGATCTGGAACAGATAGCCTACGATTTCGGCGTAAATGATTGGGTAACTAACCACAGAGACGATGCAGAAGTTTAGGATCCCCAAGCGTAAAATGGCCGTCAACCTTTATGGTGGCGGCCGTTTCTCTTTCGATATGTCCAAGCTGGTTGCCGTTGGCAAGCATGAAGGCATTACAGCCATTACTTTAATTAATGAAAAAGACCCTATCCAGATCCTTGGCTCTGCTGGTGAGTTCTGGTATGACTTCAACGCAAGGCGGAAGATCTAATGGATGGTTTAGTATTTGGCTTAGTCGATAATGGCGTGCTTGCCCTCTGCGCTTTGGTTGGCGTAGATCTTGACCAAAGGTTAAGTGGTAAGGGTGTCAATGGTGCGCTTTATGGATCCCTGTTAGGAAATTCATTAAGCGATTTTTTAGGTGGTATTTTTGATTTTGGTTTTTGGGTAAGTTTAAACATAACCCTCGGTTGCCTCGCAATCATACCCCTCGTATATATATTTCTTAGACATTATGACAAGATCTATAAATAACCCAGCGGATTTTCTAAGATTTAACCGCTCATTGAGGGTTTGGCCCACCCAAGAAGGTGCAACGGGCCATGTATATTATGACTGTAATTGAATTTATGTTTGTCTTGTGCGTGGGAATCATAACCCTCGCTTTGGCAACCATTAAGGAGGATAAAAAAATGGTAGGAGAAATTCAAAACTTTACTTATGACGAAAGCATAAGCTTTGAGAGTAATTATCAAACTTGGTACGATCTGGTTAACAGAGAGCGCCGAGATTGGCTCGAAGATCCATTAGGCGATGAAGAAGCTTACGATCAATTTATTGGCCGTTACGGACAATATAAAGTAACAAGCTAATGAAATTACCAGCGCCCCAATGGGTTAAACTCTATATTGAGTTGTCATCCTACATAGAGGATAAATTATATCCTCTAGATGATGACAAAAACGAAGATGCTTTCATTGAAATCGTTGACGATGTAGAAGACATTTTAAGAAAATGTGGTTTAGAAAAAGGAGAATAATGAAAAAGCTGGATCTAATTTTGAATAATCATAATTTTAATCCCCTTGATCCAGCTTTGGAGTTTGCTAGTTCTCCGTAAAAACTAGCGCTTAATATTATGAATACTTGTTTGATTTGCGATAAAGAAATAACCAGACCAAAAGGCGTTTATTGTTCTAAAGAGTGCGCCGCAGTTGGTAAACTTTCAATGTATAAAGTTGGTAAACCTAGATCTAAAGCTAAATACTTTGAAGAAGATTTTGATAATGGGGCAAGTCGTGGCATTGAAGATATTGGCATCAATGTAGATCCTGAAATTTTAGCTCAAGCTGAATGTTATGTTTACAGGTGGCCAGAGCAAAACCCTCAACATTCGCCATGGTCTACCCGTTACACATTTTCAATGTATCACTACTTAGAACATTTTGACGCATACACGGGAGAACCCCGCTCTCTTAAATTTTAAACGCCCTTGCTCATGTGTTCATAAGCATCTGGACACTCAACAAGCAACTCACCACACACGCAGTATTGCTCCTCATCGTGTTCAGGCGCACCGACTTGAGATCTTAAATCTTCACTCATACTTTCTCCTTTGTATTCTGCTATTGCATAACTTGCCCGCCATTTGACTGGAATTTGTTGTTTAGCTTCCTCGATTGATTCAGCTTCTACGATAAATTTATTAGCGTGAGGGCTAATCATAATAATTATGTATTGTTTCATCTTTCTACCTCTCGTAATTCAACTACTAACAAATAACCCAACCCCACCAGGAGTAAATGCTTACGCACGCCTGGTGCTGCTTTCTTGAGCAACACTCGCTCATTCTCTTTCGCACACCACAAAACCCCTCGTTCTATCAACTCACTTACACAACGCCCGACAGTCTTGTTACTCAAACCCGTCATCTTGGCGTAATACTTATACGCATCGTGACTGCTAAA